TATCCATTTCTTCGGCTTCGTCCATGCCCACTTCGTCTGTGGAGATTTCATCGACCATTTGGTCAACTTGGTTACCACCGACTTCTTCTAAGTCTTGTTCATCAATGAGAGATTCGTAAATTTCACGTGATTTTTCAACAACAATTTGATGAAAAAGTTCGCGAGCTTTAGCTTCGTCTTCATTAATAATGTATTCAATTAATTGCTCATATTTAGACATATTTTGGTTCCTTTATGAAATATGTATTGGAATTCTGTATAGTTATTTACAGAATATACGTATTTTATATGTTAAATGGGTGTTTTTTGAATGATCTTGTAATAATAATTACAGACCTGCTTGTGTGGCTGCAGGAGGTTTATATTGAACACTTACTTTTTCTAATTTTTTTTCGTGTTCTAATTTGCGAGTATCATTCATCATACGCAATTTATTAAGTCTATTCAGAGTCAAACGAGTTTTTCTGGTGTCACTAATTTTAATAACAGAATTGTCATCTTTTTCTGTTCTATACCCGTCGGGGACCTGATTATAAAGTTCTAATAATTGCATATTGTATTTACCAAACGTGACTAATTTATTAGACTCCACCTGCTGCAGGGGCGGCTGCTGCTGCGGCGCCAGGTCCTGGAATTTCAGCTCCGCCCAATGGAGCTGCCCCAACTTCCTGCCCTTCACCTGGTTGTGGCAAGGATGCAGCTTCTAAGTCTGACTCCAATCCCCCAGGAGTAATGCCAACACTACGAAGTCCTGCGCTATCTACTAGTGCTTTTGCTAAATCACCTTGTTCTTCAGTCCACATGCGTTCATTTTCTACCATTTCTTCTTCACTTAAACCAAGATATCTTGTCAATAAAAACCGTTTACTAAGATATGGATATTGCTCAAGTTGCGTAAACGATCCAATTCTTGCACCATCTACTTCTGCTTGTCTATAGCTAGCAAAGTTCTGAGGCTCATTGAACTGTAAGTCAAACAAGTTATTATCAATGTTAATACCTCTCCAACGAAGGAAAAGTTTAAATTCTTGATCTAATGTTTCAGAGATCATACGCTGTAATCGCATACAATACTGATTAAATCTCCATTCTTGTATTAATGCAGTGCCAACTCGACCGTCACTGAAAGAATTAGGATTACTAGTTCCATCATCTAGTCCACTGGGCAAATAGCTGGCAGGAATACGTAACCCTCTAAACAACTTGTTAGTAAAGAAATGTAGATCTGTTATCTCCCCTAAATTACTACCGCCAGGAAGCGTGTCTACTTTACTACCACGACCCTCTGCTGTTTGGGGGAAGAAATAATCTTCATTTGTGCTTAATGGGTTATACGTTGCATCCATCATGTTTTGACCGCCACCAGTCTGTGTGGGTATTCGTCGTTGATGAACTTCGTTTTTAACTCTTTCAACAAAGGCCATGGCCAAGTGACTGGGCATGTTACCTACATCGATATAGAAAATTCTACGCTCTGGTGCTCGTTGAACACGATAGATAATGATAGCATCTTCCAGCAATTCTTTTTGCTTGAATACTTTAAATACATTTTCTAATACACTGTTACCGAACGGCCAACTAAAATCCAAACCTTCAGTCAGTGTCAAATGTACAATATGTTCAGCATTTACTGCAACTTCATTCTGAGCATGACTAAATCTGCTGCCGCCGCCATATGGATTTTTTGGTTGTATATATGCTCCACTGCCGCCGCCAACCTGTGGGTGATTCACATTTACGTCACTGGTATTAATAGTAGTTGCTGTTAAATTTTCAAAATTGGGTGCAATATCTTTAACTATATATTGTTCAGGTTTTTTACCTTCAGATTCATTTACAATAACTTTTACTACTTTGCCCATTTCGACCCAAAACAATTTAAAATTTTCTGGATCTCTTATGAATACTTGATCTCCGTATTTTATAGTGTTACGAAACATCTTAAAAATACGTTTGTTTAATTCATTTAAACTTACCCATTGTGTAAGTTGTTCACTGATAATTTTAACTTCATTATCCGTAGGTTTTTCTTTCCAGTGGAATTTAAAGGCTGTGCCGTTTTCTTCGTTTGATTGAGTGCTAAATTCGCTTAAAATATCCAAAGCAGCATTGACTTCGCTGTCCATGTCCATTTGTTCATACTGATTATATCGCTCAATACGATTTGGGTGCCCTATATAAACTTCTGGAAGATTACTTTGATAGTTTCTATAAGTAACATTTTGGCCTTGTGAACCATTAATAGGGCTAACTGCACCCGCAACGTTAGCTACTTTAAAATATTTTTTCCATGCCATTAAATTAATCTCCGGTCAGATATTTACCTAAAAATCAGGCCAATGCTTCAAATATCTTGCCATTAGAATCTACCATCCGATCCATTTTATCATTTAGCCCTTTCATTAGGCTGTTTTGATCAGTTAGTGCTGTGACCAGCTGTGTAGCAGTGGTATTGTTGTTAGTTACTGAGGCTAATTGAGTTTGTAGTCTGCTAACTTCAGCTGATAAGTTACGGGAATCGTCCTTAGACAATTCCGATGCTAATTTTGTATCAGCCATAGCAGTAACAACAGATGTTTGAGACAGTACTGTACTTGTTGGAACAGCAGGCGATGCAGGGCTTGCTGTGGATGTGTTAGACACTATAGCCACAGGAATTGGTGATTGGCCTGGAACTACCGACACTGGAGTTGGCTGACCGCTCTGAGGTAGTGTTGATCCGCCTTGCGGACTATTAGAAATTGGTATTTGCATTCTTCTAAAAATGTCATCCACTATATTACCAACAGATTTATTAAAGTCTGCGGCAGTCTGCGGCACTTTTTTAAGGTCTTCTAATAGCTCGGTAATACTTTTCTGTGATTTTACCATGGACAGAGTAATTTCATTTAAATATGTTATAGTACTTCCAATATTTTGCATATTAGTTAGTACGGTTGTATCAATTTCTCTTTGAGTTTTGCTTCGATCTCTTTCAGCATCAACAAATGCTTTAGTAGCAGGGTCTACTAACACATCTCGTAACTTTGTTCCTTCGCGTATCATTCTTTCTACAGTAGCCGGCAAATCTTCAAAAAATCCCTGATTAGCAATCAGCGAAGCGCCCATTTTTGTTTGGGTCTGAACAAAATTATTCATTAATGAAGGCGGCAATTCTGCTAAATCTTCGATGCTTTCGGCAAATCCTCTATAAGCGCCTGCATTTTCTTTTATAAATCCTGCATAATTTCTTCTAAAATCGTCTCTTGACAAATTCACATTTTCAGCAAACATCTGCATGGTCCGTGCAACTTCTTGATTGCCAGCAGCAAATGATATCATTGCGGGATCTGTTATTTTTCCGTTCGTTCTGACATACTCTTGAAGATATTTGGCAGCTTCGTCACCAAACTTAGTTTGAGCAATTGCAAATCCTTCGCTAATGTTTGCCTGAGCTGTCGTACTCATTCTACTAACTTTCATTTGATAAGCTAGATCTTTTCTGCGTTCTTCTTCTGCTTTCTTAAGAGCATCTGCACTTTGCCCAGTTATTGCTGTTAATTCTTTTTGTCTAATCAAATACTCTTTAATTGAGTTCCGCTGTGCATAATAGTCAGTGGTTTGAGATTTACCCAGACTAGCTTGCAGAGCCATGAAATCTGCTACCCCTGCACTTATATTTTCTATGCTACCGTATAAAGTCAATAAAGTGGCCTCTTGATCGTAAAGATCCATACCAAAAGAAACTACTCTGGATCCTGCATCAGTTATCCCGACTCCTAATTTACTCAACGATTCAACGTTACTAGTAATAACTCTGCCAAACTGTAACAAAGGTATACGTAACTCTTTTGCAATTGCGCCCATTGTTCCTATGCTGCCACCAAAAGTTGCACCAACTTTGGTCAGTTCTTGGAATTGGTCAGATACTTTTTGAGCACTTTCAATTTGAAATTTAATAATATTCGATAAAACTTCAAATGTGGCTGCTACCCCTGCGGCTGCTGCTTCACTGGCTTTACCAAAACTCATGCCTGCAATGGTTACTCCGCTGAGTGCCGTACCAGCCGCAGTCACACTTTTAGAAAAAGTAGTAGTAATGAAATCTAAAGTAGGAATAACACTGGTAAACGCTTTGTCTGCACCGTATATGCTAGATGTTAAAGATGTAAAACCGGATACTATACCAGTGCCTACACCTAAGACATTCCTAAAACCAGAAGCAGCTGACTGAGCACTGCTCTGCACTTGCTGCAGAGATTGTGCAGTCAACGTTGCTGCATTAGTTTGATTGTTGCTGGCCCCTGTAGTTCTACTCAATGCAGAGAGTAATTGCTGCATTGCGCCGGTGGTATCTTTGGTTGTTAACCCAAGTCTTTCCAGCAGTTGTTGTGTTCTTTCATCCATAATCTATTTTTTTGTAAATTTACCAAGATAAGTATTAATATATTTATTGGATTAAAATATGGTTAATAACTCAAATCCGCTGGCTAAACATTTTAGACAGCCTCAATTATATCTCAAATTGCCCAGTAACGGACGTTGGTACCCGGCTGGAAGTCTGGACCTGCCAGTTACTGGAGAATTACCAGTTTACCCAATGACAGCCAAAGATGAATTAATATTAAAAACTCCCGATGCACTGTTAAACGGGCAAAGCACTGTGGATGTTATACAAAGTTGTGTGCCTGCTATCAAAGATGCATGGAAAATGCCTGCCATCGACTTAGATGCAGTACTAATAGCCATACGCCATGCAACATATGGCCCAGGCATGGAGTTTGTCAGTGTTTGCCCCCACTGTAAAAGAAAAAATGAAAATATTGCGGATCTAGGCGTATTATCTTCACAGTTAACCTGTCCTGATTTTGATTCTACTATAAAAGTAGAAGGGCTTGAAATTTATATCAAGCCCCATACTTACCAACAATTTAACAAAGCTAGTTTGGAAAACTATGAACATCAACGATTATTATCTGTAGCAGGAGATGACTCATTGAGTGAAGAAGAAAAATTAGCAAAATTCAATGTTGTTTTTCAAAGATTATTAACTCTTACAGTAGAACAAATCAGTAAAAGTGTGGCTGGAATTAAAACAGAAGAAGGTGTTGTAGTGGAAGATCCAGAACAGATTCATGAATTCTTTCAAAATTGCAATAAAACAGTGTGGGACTCGGTTAAAGTAAAATTGGAAAGCTTTGGGGAACAAAGTCCACTTAAAAAACTTCCTATAACATGTGAGCATGAAGACTGCAATAAACCCTATGAAACTCCATTGATCTTTGAGCAAGCAAGTTTTTTCGCATAAGGCTTTTGAGTTTAGACAATGAATCAATTGTTGAAATGATCAATGATTTCGATAAGGATTCAAAAGCCCTTAAAAAGAATATATTAAAAATTTGTTGGCATATGAGGGGCGGAATAACTTACAGCGAAGCTATGGAAATAAGTTTTCAAGAAAGAGAAATTATTAATAGTATTGTCGAAGACAATATTAAAACAACAAAGGAAACAGGCTTGCCATTCTTTTAAGATGTGCTATGCACATCTATCACTTTCGCTGTCGCTCAGTGATATATTGTTTTTTAGAGCGAAGCGATATAAGTTTCATCCAGATTAATCGGTCACACTTTGCCCTGTGCGGGCAAAGAAATGAGTGAGCTTCATCCGAGTAGCACAGTCACTTAGCGTTACAACATTACAGAGGCGGTTGGCCTGTACCTCGAGTTGTGTCTTATCCCAACGGCAAGTTTATATCTATACGCTAACATACATATAAACCTTGTCACATCACTGTGACGTCTTTTCAGCCTTTATTCCTATTCAAACAACCAAATTGCGGCATTGGCAATCTTCATCCTTTCGGGCAGTGGTTGAGTGCTCACTAGCACGGTGAGTCTTCCATCCCTGCGATCCGAGATCCAGGTATAGGGCACATGAAATTGACCTGTGCGAGTCTTAAATGCTTATTTTGTTTTTTATATGGGAGCCATGGATACGGCAATTAATTATGCCGTTATAATATTCATCTGATTCTAATACACGTCTGGTAAATTGTTCTCGGGCCTCGACATAACTACATTCTGCTTTTGACTTACAATAGTAAAGTATTTCTCTGGTAAAATTGTCAGCGCCTAATTGTTCTATGTCTTTTTTTAATTCGGGACTTGAGCCATAATAATCTCTCCAGTCACTGTCGACTTTTGAGCGAATTTTCTTTTTCTTTTTAGTGCCATTTTTTAATTTTACTGTTTTTTGAGTAGTTTTTGCGAACTTGGCCAGTTTTTTGCCTATGTATTTTTTGTCTGTGATGTTATTTGTGATGATGTAAACGAACCCAACACATTCTTCGGGTAAAGATTCTATTAGAGTTGTTTGATAGAGCCATGTCATTGTACATACTAGTTATGCCTTAAAGTTTGTTTTAAAATATTTTGCTATATTTGGTTGATCTAACCAACCCCATAATGAAAGTTTTTGATAAAGTTTTTGAGTTAATGTTGGATCGTTTGGTTGTGATAGTGCCGTGATGATTGATTTTATTTCGTTGTCTATATGTTGTTTAAACCAAGTTGGGTCTCTGGGATTACTGTTCGCTGGGGCAAGCTCGCTATAATCCCATTTGCTATATTGTTTAATTAACCGTTCTTTAACGTCGGGCGGCAGTTGTGCAATTTGCAGATAATCTGGCCTAGTTAAAATATTAGTCATTACATCTAGTTTTCTGCTTACACACCACTTGTATAAGTCATCCAGTGTGTGTACACTTAATGCACTGGGCACAGGTCGTACAGTAATGTAAACATGGCCTTCTTTTCGATGTTTTAAATATAAATCGATATTATCTAACACTTCTTCTGTGTGAGAGCCTTGTCTGATCATGTCGTTCAATTGACCTGTACATTCTATGCTAATGCCAACATCTACATGCCTGAATGCATTCAGCTTTTCCATTAACT